AAGGCGGTGTCAAGCATTGCCCGTGACATTATCGCTAACTCAAAATTAGCGCTTGATGTGGTTACCGTGCAGAAAAACATGGGCAATGTAAAAGACTTGCCAAGGATGCTGGAAAATGGCGTCTCATAAATTTACACCTGAGCAAATTGACTGGTTAACCGCTAATCGTTATGAGCTTAATAATATTGAAGTCGTTAAGCAATTTAATCAACGTTTTGAACTTAGCCTGGTAAAGCACCAAGTAACACAGGCCTGCATCAGACGAGGCATTAAGCACAAAATAAACGGTTTTCAAAAAGGTCAAACGACTTGGAATAAAGGTTTAAAAGGTGTGAATGGCACCAGCTCAACGACATTTAAGAAAGGCCAGATATCCGTTAATTTACTGCCCATTGGTACAGAGCGCCTAACAAAAGAGGGCTACATTGATATAAAGCTTGCAGACCCTAATATCTGGGCGCCTAAGCATCGCTATATATGGGAACAGGCGTATGGAAAGCTTAACTCAAGCCAGATAATTGTTTTTTTATCTGATAACAGACAGGACTTTAGTTTAAGTAATATGGCTTTAATCAATCGTTCAGAAATGGCAACGCTAAACCGACACGAAAAGTTTGGACAGCAAGCGCCAGAAATCAGAGCGGCATTAATCAACGTGGTTAGGCTGGAACAGAAAATAAGAAGGAGTGCAGCATGATTAAATCATTTGACGGCCATAGCCTTAACCGAGTGCGTAAAGTGAAATGCCCTAAATGTAGTGGAATATTTACTACGACTGTTCGGATGCGTAAGTATTGCGAACCGTGTAGCCCAGCTCGCATGAGTGCGCCAAGCTTTGCGGTGACTTTATGAAACTCTACGACTTGCCACGCAACGCCTTATTTAAAATTGTTGGCGATACATCAAACACAATCCTGAGATTAGAGCGAATCGACGGTATGTTTTCAGTCTGCTGGAATGAACATGGCGAAGTTGTACATATATCCGCAACTGCGGAAGTGGAGGCTTTATGAGTAAGGAAAGAGAGTTACTTAAAAGAACTATTTATTTTTTAGAGCCGCTAGATTGGGATGCGAATGTCCAAGACACCTGTCAAGATTTGATTATAGAAATCACAGCACTACTTGCACAAACTGAGCAAGAGCCTGTTGCTTGGATTTATGAACGCCAAACCGAAGATTTTACAGAGCGGACTTTATCGGTAGGGTTTGAAAAGAATTTCGATGGAATAACAATACCACTGTACGCATCGCCGCCCAAACGCAAACCGCTTAGCAATGAAGATATAGCCAATTTAGAAATTCTATCAAAAACTTTGGATAGTCTTGAATATAGATATGGTTTTATAAATGGTGTTTTGTACGCAGAAAAAGCACACGGTATTGGAGTAGATGATGAGTAAAGAGAGGGGGTTACTGGAAAGAGTTAGAGCTGGAGATGATGACGGGAATTGGTCTATTAGTCATAGACTGTACAAAGATATCCAAGAACTACTCGCAGAACATGATCAAGATAAAAAATCGAAAGTTGATTTTCAAACACTTAATGAAATGGGATTAAAACGCTTACAGGTATCTGATAATTTAGTTCTACAAGAAAGTTGTGCTAAATCACCTACATTAATTTTTGCTGAAAATGGAAATGTAATAGAAATTATAAAGTACAAAAAATTACTTGAAATTAGAAACTTTATTGATGAAATTTTAAATTATGCAGATACACCCCAAATAGGAGTAGATGATGAGTAAAGAAATGGATTATGAAATAAAAATTGCAATTCTGCTGGTAACGCTTGGGATTGTGGCAACATTATGTATAGCACTTGGAACTTCGTATATAGAGACTGTATCTTTAGAGTGCAAAAAGGCATCGTTGGAGAAGAACTTAACGCCCATAGAGATTATGGAGCTATGCAAATGACACCATCTACTTATTTTGGATTGTTAGCTGAGTTTGGAACAGCCCATGTGCCAGTTGTTGAATTAGGAAAAAAGTATTTTGGCTATAGCGAGTTAGTTGCAAAAAATAATGCAGCAACGAATAAATATCCCTTCCCTGTTTTTAGAATTGGTGTTTCTAATAAATCAACATGGGTGGCTGACATTGCGGATGTAGCAAGTTACATTGACAAAGTAAAAGAAAAGGCAAAAAAGGAATATTTACTCGCAAATTAGGAAGGCTTGCACGATAAATGCACTATGCACGATGGTACATTTATCAAGTCTTTGTTTTTAAATGTTATTTAATCTATGTTAGTCCAATCGAGCATGGGGGCAACGCTAAAAGTCCTATTGACTTTACCGCTTGTTATCTGTGGGTTGGTTGTATTATCTTTAATCATTTCTTGTCTTTTTTAACTATTTATTGCACTATGCTGCACGATTTATGCACTATGACTTTTCATCGTGCATTTTTATTCTCATAACGTGCAACTATGGCTTTACCTACAAAAATAAAGAATCGTGATGGCTCGACATCATACAGGATCTTCATATCGCTTGGCGGTAAACGCGAAAGTAAAACCTTTTCAACTCGCCAACTCTGCATCGACTGGGCAGAAAAAAGGCGTAAAGAAGTTGAACGTGCAGAAGTTCATGGCGAGAAATCAACACATATTATTTCTGATGTTATCGACCTATACCAAGCAAAGTTTGCTCATAATTATGGGCGCTCTAAAAACTATGACATCGAACGCTTAAAGAAATATCCAATAGCGGCTATTACGATTGATAAACTAACGGCAACCGATATTATTGAGCATTGTGTTGAGCGTAATAAAGAAGCTAAACCGCAGACCGTTGGGAATGACGTAATCTGGTTAAAAAGCATTTTATTGACAATGGGTGCTGTAGTTGGTTTTGATTATGATGCGAGTGTATTTGAAAAAGCTTATGTTATTTTAAATAAGCATAATCTAGTTGCCAAGTCAGATAAAAGAACACGACTACCAACATGGGTTGAAATGCTGAAGCTGACACGTTTTTTTAACCACAGCAAATCCAGAATACCTATGAAGGATTTAATCTGGTTTGCTTATTTTTCAGCTCGTCGTGTGTCTGAGATTACCCGACTAGAGTGGAATGATAACAACAACGAAAGACAGACTGGTATGGTCAGGGATGCAAAAGATCCGCGCAAAAAGAAAGGTAATCATTTGCGCTTCAAGTATGAAAAATCAGCCTGGAAGATTGTATGCGCCCAGCCAGTCAAAAGTATTTATATTTTTCCATACAATTCAGGCTCTATCAGTACATCGTTTGAAAGAGCCTGCAAATTACTTGGTATAACCGATTTACACTTTCATGATTTACGTCATGCGGCTGCGACTCGGCTTTTTAGAACATATCAGATTCAAGAGGTGCAACAATTTACATTGCACCGAAACTGGAAAACATTAGAACGCTATACCCACCTAAAACCCGAAGATATAGATTAAGGAATCACAATGAAAACACTAATTGCATTAACACTTATTTTATTAACCAGTTCAGCGCTTGCGGTTGATATTGTCGATCCGCAAACCGGCAAATACTTGGGGCAATTAGGTGGTAGCCAATACGCACCTAATTCAACTAATAATCCGTATGGGCGTTATGGTAGCCAGTACAGTCCTGACTCCATTAATAACCCTTATGGCAAGTATGGCAGCCAGTACAGCAATAGCTCGCCAAATAACCCTTATGCTACACAAGCGCCTATTGTTGTCGATACGAATAATGGTTTTAATAATTAAACGCCAAATTCCATCAGCCGGGCTAATCTAACAGCTCGGCTTTTTACCTGTTTTGCCCATAAGCTTTTTATCATGCAATCAGCCGCTTGTGTGTACTCACCCTTACCAATGTGATTAAGCGTCATTTTAAATTTAAGCAACCCAACCACACCCAAGTTATAAGCCATATTAATTAATACATCTTTCCGAATGCTATCAAGATCAGCCCAGAAACTTAACTTTTCAGATAAGTCTTTTTCAATATTATCAATCATCAATTTAAGCAGTCTCTCACCCTCATGTTGCGGCATACCTTTCGTATGAGCGTGGGCAATCTCTAATGTGCTTAATCGCAGCGGGTTTGCATCCAGGTTATACCCATAAGCAATGGTTGAAAATCCACCAGTGCATTTATAGACAGTAGCCGAAAACCCCTCGTCTTTTTTAATGCGCTCGATTAAATTCATACCCGCCCAATCTTTGTTTCTACTACCGTTAAGCGCGTGTCGATTCGTGACAGCTCTTGTCTCAATTCTTTATCTATATTTGTTAGCGTGATATTAATCTCGCCCAACTGCTCATAGATCCGGCTACCTATCCAGCCGATAATTACAATTAATATTGATACCAGAATGCCGATGATTGTCATTAAGAAATCTGGATCAGCCATTTTTAGCACCTAATGCCCATTGTGCAGCTAGTTGTGCAGCAGTATCGAGTGTTAAGGTTGCTAGATTGCCAAATAATTGACGTAGATCATCAACAACTCGTTGATGTTTTTCAGCACCTGTTAAATGAGTAGCACCGGTTGCATCAAGAACTAAGCGCTTGGCATCGTTCCATAGCGTTCCACCGAGCAAAAGTTTTGCTAGAAAACTAATTAGTGATTTTTTCATCTGCTGTCTCCCGACAGTAAATTGACAGCATTAAGCCATCTGGTTTAAGTTGATAAATCCCGTCTAAGGGCGCTATGGTTGGGCCACAAGAATAATGCGCCGAACACCCACATAACACCATTAGGCTTAACGCAATTATACCTTTGTTAATGGTTGCGCTGGCTGTAAAAAGAACCCCAACGCACCAAACACCAGTGTTAAAGTATTCAGCCAATCTTGCACTGAACCCGCATCGACTTTAACCCCAACCATCGCACAAACCGCAGCAAGTGACGCCATCGTGCCGGGTTGTTGTAAGTTCTGCTTAAGCCAGATAAAAACGCCTAGTAACTTAGCCATCACAGCACCTCTAACGCAGCAATACGATCGGTCAATGCGCTTATCATAGTTTGTTGCTCTTGAGTTGCTTTAACAAGAGCAGCAATGATAGGTCTGCTGAAAAACCCATATAATCCGTCTTGGCCCATTGGCGCAGCTGAGGAGATAATAGGAGCTACTTGATCTGCAAAAAAACCAATTTCAGTAACAGCATCAACACCTCTATCTTCAATATCCCAAAGCCATTTATAGGCTTTTGGTTGTAATTGCATTAATTCGGCAAGACCAGGAATAGGTGCTGTTAAATCCTCTTGTTTTAGTGATGAATCAGAATTTCTATATAGAAAACCAGTATTATTAATCCAGCAATCTGTTGAACCACCACCAACCCAATGCTCACCTTTTATATTGCTTGTAGCAATTAACGTAGTTCCAGCACTAATAGCACCGTCTGCTACAACACCTGAATTTGTAGAAATACTCCCAGTAGCAAACAAAGTGTTAGCTTCAACAGCGCCAGATGCTGTAACACTAGCAACATTAAGAGCAGCCGTATAAGTAATGTCACCCGCTGTTGTCGCATACGAAACCGACAAATTCTCTGGGCTTGTATAACCCCCACTGGAAGCTAGATAAACATATCTTGCGTATGTCGCATTGGTCGCATTGGTGGCATTAGTCGCTGACCCAGCAGTTGAAGCATACCCTGCATTAGTAGCATATCCGGCATTAGTAGCTGTAACTGAATTACCAGTACAAGTTCCAGCAGTTCCAGCACTGGTAGCATACCCTGCATTGGTAGCATACCCTGCGTTAGTAGCATTAGTAGCGTTAGTAGCATTAGTAGCAGTCACTGAATTACCAGAGCAAGCACCAGACGATCCTGATGTAGCCGCATAACTCGATACAGCTGTATTAAAGCTTGGATGCGTGGGATCAATAAAGCCATAGTAAGCTGAACTCAATCCAGCATCTAGCGTAACTGAATCATTAACCAGCGTTACAGTAGTTTTACCAGACGAATAAACCGGCAATATACTAATTGTGGCATAACAAACACCGCCCGATACTGACGCCTTTACCCGGCGCGACGCGGTAAATACGCTCGTCTGGTCACCGACTACGCTAAATGATGTTGCGCTAATATAGGTTGCAGTACCTGTGAATAACACCCACTCTGAGATAATAGGCGCACTGGTATCATTTACACCGCTTAAGTTATCGACTATTCTAATGACGGTGCCGGTGCTATCTGACAGCACCGCCTTGTAGTTAATCCCGGCTGTTAACCAGATTGGTGCGTCAGTCTCACCGCGTGCGTTTAGCACAATAGGGCTAGTTTGCGGCACATAACCAGCGCTATCGGTATAAGTAACAGATTCTGTGCTACTACCCGCTTGATACCAGGTTAATAGACCACCCGATAAAGGCAATCCGCTGTCGTCTAATTGGGCATCGTTGAAAATTGGTGCAAGTTTTACGGTCATGTCGTCTCCCGACGTTATGAATGGTTAATTTATCGTCTGTTAGATTGATTTAGAGCGCCATATAAAGCCGCTCGTCCTGCTGATGTACTCATGTCAATCGGCCCTGATAATTTGTATTTTTTCATTAAACTTGCTGCATAGGCAGGATCAAGTTCAGCCCTTGCCAAGATGTCAGCAATTTCATTTGTTCGCCCTGATACGTTTGAAATACCTCTGGTTAATGGCCTTACTATATTAGAAAGCAATCCAGGCTTATCTTTAATATCAGTACCTAGCAATGCTCTAGTCACATCATCAGCAATCATGTCATTCATTTTCATGTTCTGCATGGTGTTTGAACCTTTTGCCATGCCCTGAGCGCCTCTAGTGCCAGCGGTAGCGGCTCTTGATGTGTTTTCTATAATTGCTTTTTGATTGGGCGATAGTTTTCCCATTAGCTTTTCATTAAGCGTTTTACCTTTTAATGATGCCGCTGAAAAAGGAAATACTTCTTCCTGACTGCCGGATCTATTGCTGACAATACTGGTTTTATTTGTCGCATCTGCCAATAATTTTTTAGCCTCTTTTGATTGTGTTAATTGCCTAACACCAATAGCTTGTGACTTTAAAAACTTCTCAAACTCTGGCTCTGTTTGTGTCAGTGAGTTGGCTAATTCTTTTTTTACATAACCTAAAGCGTGGCCTGCTTTTGCAATCTGCATAGACTTGGGGTCGTCAAATTTACCTCTAAGCGCATCATCTATGTATTGCTTGAAGTTATAAACTTCATTAAAACCAACATCGCCATTAGGTATTTTTTCTAAAGCCGCTTCCAATCCATCAACAATAGCTGGATTTCCTTGGTGCTTTGTTATTGAGCTTTGTAATGAAGCAATGACATTATCGGTATTAACGGGTAAGTTTCTTTCTCGCATTGGCATAGATTCTGTGGTTACAAGGCTTTTTAAGTAGTCTTGTTTTCTTGCCAATCTTGAATCAGTGCCTACTGCTTTATTTGCATAATCTTTTAAGGCTTTAGCATTATTAAATGACCTTTCACTTAGTAATGATGATGATGTTGGGTCATTCTCAACAAACCTTGCCAATCCAGATATGCCAGCATTTCCAGCTATATCGGACGACCTAGCTTTAAAATCTCTAATGGGATTTACCCCTGAAATATCACCTTGCTCAAGTAATCTTTGTACTGTCTCAGCCTCATTCCCTGCTTGTCGATTTAACGTTCTTCCTGCTAATGGCTCTAAATAACCACCTACGCTTTGTGCAACTCTAACACCTGTTCTTGCAGTAGGCGCCGCCATACTCATTAGGCTACCACTACCCATGCCAGCACCAGCACCGATAACCGCTTGAGTTATTGGAGAAGCGCCGCGATCTTTTGCAACTTCACTCGCGCCCTTACTTATGGCCGCTGTTGTTGCTGTCTGTATGGGAGCATTGGAGCCAATGATTTTAGATGCAAGAGAAGGTATTCCTTTTAACTTACTTGCAAAACTTAAAGGAACCGCAAAGCTAGATGCTGTTCTAGCCATCTCCATTGGAATCTTCTCACCACCCTCTGCGGTGGGCATATTAAAATAATCAGCTAGATTAGTGCCGTATTTTTGAGTATCTATACTTTCTGGTGGCGTTAATGGTGTAACTGGCTTATTGGCAGGAGAGCCGATATTTCCTAAAGCACTGACTGTGTTATATAGCCCACCTGGTACGGATGCAACACCCTCTAACAACGCCCTGCCACCAAGTCCAGCTATACGACTTATCGTCTCAGGATGCTGCTCTGGCTTTCCATAAACTTGCGCTTCTATTTCAGATTGCGCTCTAGCTTCATCATAATCATCAGGCACTTCAAACTTGCCCACCTTGCCGTCAGGAAATTGAAACTTAGCGACTTTCATTATTCAAACCCCAAAAACTTAAGCTTTCCTTTTGGCTTTGCTTTTTCTTTGTCAACATCTGCTTGTAATGCCGCCCTATCTTCTGCTGTAAGGTTTTCTGGGTGCTTCATATCTATTTGTATATTTTCATTTCCAACTGGCATTGTGCGTTGTTGGAGATACTCTGGAGGAATACCAACTTGCAATCCCCTTATGGCGGTTTCTCTTGCGTTTTGTTTATTAGCTAATGTCTCGTCATCGTCATTTGGCTGTGGGAAATATTGCTTTTGTGTGTTTTCAAATTCTTGATCGCTTATAGATGCCCCAGTCTCGGGCCTTAAAACGGAATTAGCAAATTGCCTTTGCGCTTGTATTATTTGCCTATCGTTTGCAGAAATAGCTTTGTTAGCAGCCCATCCAGCTAACGGAACACCTTCCATGCTTTTTGCTATTGTTGTTGCATTTGGGTCGTAATCTTTGCCTATCTTTGTAATAACATCATTTGCTTCAATCATTCTCGTGCTGAAATCAATATTTTTTCGTTGCCAATCAAGCAATGGCTTCGGCTCTGCCTGTTTTGGTGGCAATCCAGTCTGACGAGTTTCTCCTGTTTGCGGATTAACTTGATAAGCGCCGTCTTGCGCTGAACTCCAACTAACAGGTGGTCTTGTTGCATCAGCTCTAGCGCCTGCTAATTCTAAATTCATGGGGAATAAAGCTTTTTGTTTAGCTACCTCGTAATCAATATCCGCTTGGCTATGCTTCGGCTCGCTATCATAAGCCGCCAGAGTCCTTATCGCATTAATATCAATAGGCGTATTAGGATCGTAGGGTTTGCCAAACACTTTGGATAAATGAGGTGCGTAAATATGCCCGACTTGATTAACAATCTGATCGTATTCTGGCGAACCCTCCGGTATGCCCTGTGCTTTAGCTTGGGCATTTGATTGCGTTAAAACCGCTTTAGCCATGCCACTGCCGAGCATGACCTTTTGTTGGGTTTGCTTAGTTTCACCACTATCAAGCTCAAGCTGATCAGTTCTATCTTTCATGGCAAAGTCTTGCGGCGCACGTTGTAGCTTAAGCGCGTTCATTTGATTTTGTTGCACGCTGCTATTGGCATCAGCATATTCTTTCATGTAATCAGCCATTGATCTGGCTTGTAATACGGGTGGCATTGGGATGTCCATAATTAACCTTATTAGTTATGCAAAAGTTTTCATGCTACTGGGGAACATAGAGTTTTGACTCCACATATTGCTATTGCCTAAACTTTGCGTATTAGAGATATTAGGTGCGTTGGTGTAACCGCCCGATGGCACACTACTACTTCCTCCGCCGCTATTGGCTTTATAGTATCCCATGCCGTCATTAATGCTATTAGTTATGCCTGTCACCATATTGGCATTGTTTTGCCCTTGCGCCATCGCTAATCCGGCATTGGTATTACCCAGATTTGATGCTGTACCGGCAATATTTGCAGCGCCGGTCATTGAATAATTGCCTTGAGCGCCTGCCGCTGCTTGCCCGTTATTAGCCATTGTTTGCAAGCGATTAAACGCATTATTTTTGTTGGTTGTATCTCGATTAAACGCACTGTTGTACGCATTTTCTGAATTATTGAAATTCGAGGTATTTCGATTAAACGCATCATTATAAAATGCTCTAGAATTAGTGGCATTTGATGTATTTCGATTAAACGCATCCATATAAGACGCCCTAGAATTAGTGAAATTCGAGGTATTTCGATTAAACGCATCATTATAAAATGCTCGCGAGTTAATAGCCTTTGTCATATTTCGGTCAAACGCTTTATCATACGAGCCTTGCGCCCTGTCAAATGCTGCTTGATACTCGGTTGACGCCATTCCTTGCGCATAATCATTAACATCCTTAAGCTGTCGCCCAGAGAGCAAAGAACCCCGCGAAGCCGCTGAATTATTAACACCCTGCATCCCTTGTTCATATCGAAACTGATAGCCTGGGGTTGCTTGCAACTCCTCTAATGAATTGACCATCGGTGTATAGCCGGGGTCATTCTTGTACTGCTCCATGCCAAAATCAAGCGACGTCATGGGCGAATAGCCTGGGTCATTCTTGTATTGTTCTTCACCAAACGCTAAAGACGTCATTGGCGTATAACCTGGGTCTTTCTTATATTGTTCTTCACCAAACGCCAACGAAGTTACTGGTGCATAGCCGGGGTCTTTCTTATATTGTTCTTCACCAAACGCCAAAGACGTTACGGGTGTATAACCAGGATCTTTCTTATACGACGCCAAGTCATAAGTGTCATTTAAGCTACCCTTTTTACCCTGCCCTTGATAGGTGTCGCCCTGCTTGGCTTTTAGCGCTTGATACTTAGCAGATAAGCCTTTGTAGATTTCAGACGTTTGCGGGCTGACATCCCAACCAGAGTTGCCTGTTGCATTTGACATTGAATTAACCCAAGCAGGGTCAAGCTCACTACCTTTTAGAACCTGATCCCACAAAGGATCGCCACTTTGCCCTAATGCGTAACTCGTTGGCGTGGGTGTTTTAGGCTGATCCAATCCCATTTGATAAGCAAGCTCTCGATTTGCAGAGCCGCCTGTGTCTGCGTAAGGCTGCATATCAGCACGCGCCGTACCGACACCTTGCTGTATGGCTCTAGTTGCATTTGCCGCCCCTGCTGCCGCTGCTTTACCGGCTTTGCCATTTGCGCTTGATTGCATTGCCCCGCTTGCTATTGATCCCGCTGCGCCTACCCCTGCTGCTACTGCTGCTGCTGTTGCAAATCCTGCCATGTTAGTTCTCCAAAACCTTAGTTAATTCATCAATCCACGATATATCGCCGTCATTCATTAATACAGATTCTATTTCAGCTAAATCCGTTAATGGTGTTGCATGTATCGTCGTTAGCACCGTATCTTCATGAGCAAACAATAATTTCTTTGTATTGGCTTTTGCTTCATAAATAAACGGCGCTTGCACTCTAAACTTGTCATCATCGGTCATAATGGTAATGTCACCCTGTGAAATCATTAACAAATGATCTTCGGTATGTACTTTGCCCGTTCCCGCTATGCCTGCGATCATGGTTGCTTCTCTCGCATACATGCCACCGTGAATAAAGTTTCTGACCGGAATATCATCGGCAATGTTCTCGCCTTGCGTAAATATCCACTCAACGACTTCTATTTTTTGACGGTTGGACATCGCACTAACATCAATGGCGTTATTTTTAATAATATCCATAAAGTTAAACTCCATCACGCCACCCTCTGCATGACAATCGAGCCATTGCGATAAAAGCCATTAACCGGAATACCACCTAACGCTGCCGCTGCATCATTGGCGTAATTCTTAAGTGTGACATGACTGGTTGGGATGGAGCTTAAATAGTCAGTGAGTTGTGAGAAATACTGCACCCATGCCAGAGGTAATTCACCTTGTATGGGTGTTCGGTCCGGTGGTTGGGGTATCTTCATGATTGCAACTCCTGCGCTTCGACTATCGCAGCAATCATCACCACCTTAACCGGATCAGTAATACGAAGCTTAAACAGCCAGTCTCTCGACATGCCCAAACGTCGCCACTCAGCGCGGCTCAAATACTGACCAATCTTGCCAAACGTCGTCCACAACTCTTTGCCCCAAGTATGTCCACCGTCACGGCTGATCTGTAGCATGATAGTAGGATTAGCACCTTGTCCTGAAATCAAGCCGACACCGCCCTCCATGTCCAGCCTTAAGCGCCTGATCGTCATATTGTTGCGACTGCTTGAAAAGATATGTCCGCTAGTCAATTCACGTTCAATCGGTAGCCCGTTATCCGTAATCGCATCAGCATCTAAATAATATAATTGCCCATCGTCGTAATCAGACACAATGTAATTTGTGCCAAAGCCTGCGCCCATGTCACCGGTATGACGGCTAATGCCCCATGATTTTAGTTGTGACCATGCGCCTGACTGAAAATCATACAACCATGATTTTCCCTCAGCTTGGAACGTAATCTGATAGAACGCCCGACCATTGAGATAATAACCAAAGCCGACGGCGTCACTGGGCGTCGCGTAGTTATTGAACAGGTAATCAATATCCACGCTAGAAATGGGTATTAACTGATAGCCTTGGAGCTGACATACCGACATAGCGCCTTGTTTATTGCGAAACAGTCCGGTATGAAACCCTAAACAGCGTGCTAATGACCAACGTGCAGCCAGTCCACTCTCTGTGGGTGAGCCATTAACGCGCGTGAATGGAAACGCTTGATCGCCGGTATTTGCCCATAATTCAATCGAACTGGTGCCAAACAATGCGAGATAGCCTTTATCGGCTGCCACTGCGACCAAGTCATCAGGATTAGATTCTGCTGTGGCATAGTTCAGTCCCTGCCAGCTTAAACCATCATAAACAGTGGAAATATAAAACTGCCCGGTAGCAATGCGATTAGTGATGAAATAGCCATCCAGGAATGTAACGGTATCAGCCGCGTAAGGTATTGGATTAGCACCTGTCGTTAAAATATTGGTTATTGCATGAGATACCGCATCATAGATATAAGCCGCTGTGCCGGTAACAATACAAAGCTGATGACCAACGCTACCATTATTAGCCATTGACACACGCCCTTCAAGATCAGTAATGGAGAGTGTATAGCGTGTTGATGTACCGTCAGCCGCCACAATAAACAGATTGCCACGCTGAACCACACAAAGAATATTGTAAGCCTCAAACCAGTGCATGCCGCGTGTGGGTGATGCGCCTAAATTGGTAAACAAATTTAAGCCGGGCGTGTTGTAAGCCACTACCTGTGATTTATCAACATCAACTTGCATGTCGTAATACAAATTAAGCCGATGTGCCGCTGTGATGTTAGGCGACTTAGACTGCTGACCGAGGCCGAAAAGCTTAATTTCTGGCATTATCTATTCCAATAATCTGAAATTAACGAACCATTACGCCTAGGCAATAATGTTTGCTTATCATTTACCCCTGACCAAGGTGATTGCCCTTGTAATTTACGCCATGCTGCATGAGATATCGCTTTCTTTGCAATATCATCGGGCACTCTATCTTCTTCGCCCATTGTCATCAAATTAGCTAGCTGGTTTTCAGACAAATTAGGAACCATTGTTGGTATTTCTCCATAAGCATCCGTTCCTATGCCTATTTCTGTCGAATAACCACCATCAGGACGCGATACTTCGCCAAAATAGCCAAGCCCTTTAGGTCTTAATGGGTCTTGTACTTGTGACTCTTGATAGCGATTGCCATACCCATAATCAGGCATACCAGCAGACATACCGACTGGCTGTCTGTATTTAGCTGTTAATCGTTGTTGCTGCAATAACTCTTTTAAGGTTGCCATCAGGTTCCCCTGTAGATATTAAAACGCTGCTGACCACTCGCCATTAATGCAGGATCAACTTGAGTAGTAATAGGTCGCTTATTAACACGCTTAAGCCCTGCTCTCGCTGTCATGGCTAGGGTTTGAACATCTTGTCCTGCGGTCGTTTGATATTCAGAGGCTATCTCACAGGCAAGCTGATATTTCATAGCACGAGTGTAACCTGGTGGTAGCGTAATTTGATCGGTTAGATTCGCAAAGCCGACAAATGGCTTTCTGCTATATAACGTCAGTGTTGAGGCTATCGTTGAGATAGGGTAAAGATATACGGTAGACAATGGAAACGTCTCATCAACGTAAAAGTATTCTGTGTATCCGGTGGCTAGTGATTTAAGGCGAATAGCGGACCAGTCATCAAACGCCATTTGCTGTACGGGGAAATCAGCACCATTGATAGTTATCGTAGCCGCCTCGACACTAACAGGCCGGTCTGTATTGAAATCACCGCCCAGACCAAGCGAATAGCTGACTTGATTAGGTGTCAGGGTAAATGATTCTTTGGTGATATGACTCAGCATCAGCGACTCATTCGACCAGCCGTCAATCATCATATTTAATGCTTCAAGCGCGTCATTGGCTTCTGAAGCAGTTAATACGACGTCATCATTTTTAACTTGAAGCAAACGCAAAGACGCATTGATAATGTCTAACGCGGTGGTATTGCTGACTAATGAAGTCGCTATTATTGTCATATCAGGTTGGCCTCTATGAACATATCATCCATCTCTGTTTCGGTCTTGCCCAAAGCCGTTAAGACTGCATTTACTAGCGGATGGCTGCGTTCCACTGTGGTTGAATAATCCCACCATATCCGGTCTGATGGTGTCGTGATAGCCGCTTCGACTTCATCCAGTAGTCCATCATCCAAAAGTGCGAGTCGTGCTTGTCGCATGGTTAGCGTTGGAATAATGACAGGAGGAATGTCTGCAGGTTCGGGGGTGTTGCCTTCTTCAAGCCATGCGAGGTATTCAACCGAACTTTCGACATTGTGAAATTCACCAGTGCCAATTTTATGAGCGATTGTGTTGTCACTATTTAATTTATACATTTATAGCTCCGCATTTGCCGTGAATGAAATTTCCGCATAATAAGCAAACCCTACCGTAGTTGTACCCGCGCCAGTTGTTTCTAAAATTGTCATGCCATATTTACTGATGCCAAATACAGAAGGTGTTGAGGCTATTGAACTTGGCTGAAGTGATGCTCCACCAGTTAGCGAGAATGTACTCGGCGTAATTCTTTTTTCAATTTTAAAGGGTATGCTGCCACCCACTGCCGCTGCTGTTGAATTGCATGCAAAAATAACTGGTGTAGCTCCAACTTCATAATAACGCTGGCACAGTGCCAATTCCATACCAATCGGTCTTTGTTCAAATGGCGTTACGACTGAGCCGATTTCGAGTTGCCAATCACTAATAGCAAAAAGTGCTGCGACTGATTGGGTTATTATTGCTGCGATATAAACTTCAACAATTAACCCTAGAGAAGCATCTGTAGCGCCCAGAGTAAAAGTTGCACTAAACGCTGTTGGTGTACCTGTGCCATTTGGTATGGTTATTGCTGCTGAAGTTTGAAGAATCGTTACTGCGGAAAAAGTGTCTTTTGTTGTTGTCGGCTTACTAATTCTTACTTGAATAATTTGTGATGCCCCAGTATTTTGGAAAAATTTACCTGACACTGTGATGGTTTTACTGTTTAAATCAAAACAGTTTGCGCTTTCAATTCTCTGAGCAAATATAGGTTGTCCAGTTGTAAATGAAGCTGTTATAAAATGACCGAGACCAGACGCAGTTCCAGCAAGAGCTGATGACGAGCCAGTTGCTGTTATTCCTGTACCGCCTAACACAGACATTAAAACTCTATCAGTAGCATACAACAACGACGCAGTTAATGCCACAGACCCTCGTTGAGCAATAATAGCCGAACCATTTATAATCCTATTCCTCAGCCCCGCTAACTGACCGCCATTTAAAGACGAACAAGTGATACCACCACTGGCAGTAATATCTTGAGCGGCTAATGAGTTTGTTAAGGCAATGTTATCGGCCGTTAATAATCCCGTAAATATAGGGTCGTTTATTGATGATGTTTGACTGTATACATTAATGAATAAATCAATGTAACTTGCAATTGTTGTGCCATTTTTTTTAACGGCTATGTCGTAACGTCCTGTTGCTATGTAAAAGCTGAACGTGCCAAGCGTATTTGTCAGGATCACGTTGTTAGGCGAAAGCCCATCAACATCACTATACGTTGCTTGTACTGCACCAGTTAAATGATTAGTCACTGTGATTTGTGCGCCAATCACTACGTTTCCTGAGCGGTCCAATATAACGTCTTGGTAATGCTGCATACGCTTGCCTCTGAATAAGTTAGCCGTCCTTGGCTAGGGGTGAATCTTAGTCAACCAAAAAGAATGGCTTGTACACGACGGCTGTCCAAGTAGCAGAAGCCGGTGGCGTAATAGCCGATAAGGTGTTGTTACGCCATTGCACACTCAAGGTGTTATCAGCAGTCACTACCGCAGAAGTCAATGACAAGCCTTTTGGAATCACTAACGCATCACGACAAGTAAATGCCACATTGCCATCCGCTAAAGCTAGGCCGGTAAAAGTGATGTTCTGTACCGCTGCGGCTGAGTTCGCAGGGATAGCAGTACCACCGTTGATTTGGTGCGTAGCGGTGTAAGTAGCTATAGGCATTGAACCCGATAACCCGCCATTGTATAAATCTGGCATTGAAGCCTCCTAAGTTAAAAGCCCACCATGACAGTGGGCAAAATGGGTTATTAACCGCCTACGCGAACCGCAAGCTCTGGATAAACAGTCTTAAAGCCGTACAGAATATCGAAACGACAAGGCATCATGTCGCTGTTGATGTCGTACTGTCTGACCATACGCATTGATATGCCGTTGTAATTAGCACGCTCTGACATATCCACACCTTGTGGCAAGATCAAGTCAGCGGTGGCTAAAGTGAACGCATCTTTGTGGAACGCTAAGTTTTGGCTTGAACCCGTACCACCAATAGCACCCGATGCCAAAATATTGACCGCTGCTGTAGCTGTTGGAGTACCTGAACACGTCGCAAACTGACCAGATGGGATGTAAGCAGGATAAATCGGCAATGTGCCAGTTGTAGTGACAGCCGTATCAGCGGTTACTACAAATTGCATCAAACGACCGGTTGACTGTCTGTTTTGCGGATTGATGGCAAACACACCAGCGATAGTAGCAATCGTACCTTTAGGCACAGTACCCGCAGTTGTAGTTACAGCAATTGCAGACGCACCCGAAGCAGGCGCAGCAGTTAATGCAGTCACAGACCCGGCCGCCATGGGTACAAAGTTGCCGACGTTGGCATCCGCTGCCCAATCAAAGCCCAATGTGCTTGCGCCAATGGAGCCTTTCTCGAAGATAGAAGATACTCGTGCTTGTGGGTTAAACAGAGCCAGCATAGGTGTAGCTGCTGATACTTGCGATAAAGGATCAAGCACTAAACCGCGTGAATCAATGGGTACACCTGATTCAGTTAAGATAGCGCCTGCTGTTAGGATTTGACCTTGTACCTGGGCAACGGTTGCAGATCCACCGTTTAATGTACCAGAAGTGCCATAAGTCGAAGCACCAGCACCGGCATTTACATAACGGTTGATGTCTTTGTAAAGTTGCAAGCCGTCGTAATCAACCTTGTTGGCAATGGTCGCCATCGCAGGTTTAAGGAATCGAGCTGCAAATTCATCAATGTGAAGGGTCAAGTCGGCTGTTGAGAATGAAATATCAACACCGAATTGTGTATCTAAAGTAATTGGTACATAGTTTTCAGTTGAGGCTTCAACTTGAAGCGCTTGACCTGAACGACCTACATAACGAGGGGGCTTTCTAGCATTGACCGTAGCACCGATTTTAGCGCCTGATTTGCCGAAAGCATCAGAATATTCTTTGTTTACGTTTTTTGTGAAAGTCAGTTCATTCTGAAGAATCATTAAAGCTTCTTTTTGAATGATCGAACTTGTTAGTAGGGTATTAGCCATAATAAGTTTCCATCTAAAGGGATAATGGCGTCATCACGACGCTGGCTCAATATGAGCAGTCGAACTGGTTTAAGGCGTCATCACGACGCGAGCCAATTAAACGGTTAAGGGTTATCTTTTTCTTTGTGCCTCCCGCAATTTCACATAGTCAGCCATGCTTTGAGCATCAGCCGGATCGGTAATAACATTGGAGGTCTTGGCACTCCCTAATGGAGCGATGGGTTTGGGTGCAGTTGACGCGGACCGTTTAGGCTGCTCAACCGATTTGATCGGTACTATTTGTGCCTCAAGTCGCCCAATATAGCGAGTGGCTTGTGCAGGTGTCATTTCACCCAGTTTGTCCATTTCTTCTGGATTTTTACCCAGAAAATAGGATAACTCGGCGGGGTTATCGCTTTCTAATAATAACTCTCTGAACGCTGGAACAGTGGTCAAAGGGTGTTGGAAAAATTCAGCTTCGGTAACGTCATAATCGGTATATTGTTCCCTAGCCTGCTCTTGCATTGTTATAACATCACGTTGCTTTGTCGCGATTATATCATTCTTTTGCTGATTACTAAATATTTGATTAACCTTGTAGTCTGTCAGTGCTTCAAGGTAGTCTGGATCATAGCGCCCTGCTGGAAAACTATCGGGATCAGGCGCACCATCTTGTAAAACTTTTACCGTCGGGGATTGCGGTTGTTTTGATGAATTTCGGTATTCATGCAGTTCTTGTTCGAGTCGATCAGCGCGTTCTTGTGCCGCTTGTCGCTCTCGCCTTTCCTCATACTTTTCTTTAGTGATTGCATCAATACGTTTTTGCACACCTTTGGGGACTTTCTCCTCCTCCGGTTCAATTACTTCATTTTCAATTGGCAAAACTGCATCTGTTTCTGCAATATCTTGTGGAGCTTCAATTACTATCGTTTCATCATTCACGGTCATGCTGCGTCTCCCGACGGGTTAAGCGCCTATTGGCGAGGGTAATACTAAACGACTGGTGGTACAGTCAACACAACACTCGGATCAATCTCAGGAATAATCTGCACCAAGCCCAAGCCTGACAAAGCCGATTGCCAATCATCTGATCTCACCCACTTAGGCCAACTCGTATTTACAAGTGCATCGACCTCGTCATTGCTAAAAGGGCCGGATGTAAAGTAATGCGTGACAGGTAGCTGTCCATCTGCTGAGGCTTGTGCGTTAAAGTATTCGGTTGTGGTTACGTCTTGCGCTTTAGTTCGATCTTCAGCTAAAACGATAATCGTACAGTTAGTAAAATTTGTCATTAGAAAGTGATTCCTGTTTTAGTCGCCATGTATTGTTCGGTTTGAACGACAGAAGCTGTGTCAGATTGTGCGCCCCGAATGATGGCACCGTAGAATTGGCCGTTGAGGAAGTAACTTGAGTTATTTCTTGCAAATAGATAGAGTGGGTAGTTGCCAAGGTTTCCTGTTCCTTGAGTATTTGAGCTTGTTCCCACTTGACTACTGTTGACTCGAATCGTTGCTATCGGAGTTGATATTGATGATTCTGTTGTTAAGATATTAGTTATAGGAGGAGTACTAGAGTAAGATGGTGTTTTTACATCTACTCCAGATGTACCCATAGTATAAATACCATAATTGCCTATATCTCTAGGTGCTGATAAGAAAAATGATCTTGCGTTTGGCCCAACAGCCACGCTTAATTCCATTACCATTGCTAATCCCGAAGCATCACTCAACTTCCGCACCCCAGTCACCACAGTCATCTTATCTGTAGCCGTAAAGTCAATGGAGTTAGTAGACATTGCGCTTTGTAACCCGTTACATTTGAGATACAGCGGAAATCCTACACTGTCGTAGTCTGATGCTGTGTTGACACGCTGATAGGGTGGTAGTAGTGCGCCTGAGTTTGTGGGGCGTACATCTGGGTGCCAAATTAATAAATCCGCAGTAGTTGACGTATCTGCTGAACCATCTAAACCTATCTGCATTTGCCCATAGGCTGCATTGGCGGTTGTTGGCGGTTGTAGTAAAGACCAACTAGGCCCTACTGTAAATAATGTCACAGTAGACGTATATACCATATAAATGGTTTTGGTTGTTCCGTCAGTAGTTTTTATATAAATAGAATTTGTATTTTGGGCGGCTGTTCCGTACCCACCTTGAAATAATCTTGACATTGCTGTAGCTGGTGTAGCTCCCAAATTTAATTGCAGTCTAGCTGCTGTTTGAGTGCCATCAGGTGCTATGCCATAATTATTAGTTAGCACAGCAATACTTCCAGTGCCAGCTCCAGTTTTTGTCCAAACCGCATCACTAAAATCCTCCGTCTTAGTCAGCAAATTAACCCTCGCACTCAGTATCGGGCGGTTAGCTGGAGCTGCTGGGTTGGCGAAGGCGTGGTTGCCTGCGATTTGGCGGACGCTGATGTTGTCGATTGAGCCTGTGAAAGCTGATGAAAAGCAAGCGGCACCTGCATAATTAGGAGATAGGGTTCTTTTTTGAATGTAACAAGTATATACTCCGTTTGCGCTTATTAACGGCCCGTTATCACCGCTAAATAGAGTTACAGCAACAGAACCTGACACATAGTTAGATACAGTTATTGTTAGCTTATACCAAGTGTTTATTGCGCCTGATATTGGTTGATAACAGCCAGTACCAATACCGACAGAAGAAGCATTTGCCGTTCCACCAGATATAGTCCAGCTGGTATCTAAAGTCCACCCCGTAGTTCCATTACTAAAGTCACCATTAGTCACCAGCTCAGCACCTAGAGCCAGACCTTTCGACTTATCGAGCATCAAGCCGACTGGTTGATCTGCAACTGTGCCGACCGCAGCCATAGGCGTAACGCCAGTTGAGTCTTGGAATAATGTGGTTAGGTCACTGGGGTCGTACCATGCACCTTGTTCTCCTTTGGCGAACCATGACAGCGGGTTAAAGCCACCCAAATACTTGTAAAGCTTGTTAAATGGCAATCCCATTTAATTCACCTTGATGACATAAGTATTCGGTGCAATCCAGATAGCTGCAACAATACCGCCAACTGACGATGTTGCCATCAATGAGCCGATAAAGGTAACGCCTGTGCCTGCTGCAATCGTGCAAGTGCCGGTAGAGGCTTGAATCATCGCAAAGCCAAAGTCTGTACCGATGTTGACAGGGATAGTCTTAGTGAAGTCACTGACTGCGCCATTAATCAGCGTCAAGCCATTGTCGAACATCGTGCAAGTTGATGATTCAGTTATCGGCGTACTACCGCCGCCAATACCTGATGATGGGTGATCACTACCCGACCTATTTAAAACAGGCTGATATTGAAACGACTTTTGTATATTAAGTGCCATTATTGCGCCTCTTGGAATTGCTGAATAGGTTGTGGTTGTTGTTCTTGTTGCTCAAGCTCTGCACTATCATCACCTAGCGTGCTGGTTTGCATCGTGTGCTGTAAATCAGCAATTGCCATCTGATGGATGACGCCAAACTGCTTGTTTGCGATTTCAGCCGTTACTTTCATGCGATCAGTTTCAGCTTTGAATATTTCAATCTCAAGCTTTTGTTGTGCCTCATGCTCACCAGACTGGGCTTGTTGCAAGGCTTCACTCATGTGCTGCATCTGGTCAGCCATCTGATTCATTTGTTGCTCGATTTGCGGGTCCATTTGTGGCTTTGCCTCGCCCTCTTGTTCCGCTTGCTGGATTTGTGGTGGTAACATGGCTTTCATGCGCTTGCTGATTTCTTGCGCCCCCGGCCAGTCCATGTTTTTCACAATCAAATCACCAGCAATCTGCAATATGGCAGGATCAGCTTGTACAAAGGCCATCATACTTTCAGCCGCTTCTTGGCGCTTAGTTGCATAGCTTGGCCCAACAGCAACGGTAACGTCATACTTGCCGACACCGAGGTTATAGATTGACTTAATCTCGCCCTGCTCATCCTCTTGCTCTGTTTTAGCTTGTGGTTGATTCGGATCGAGTTGTATGTTCTTAGGCTCACCATCTTCACCGATGATTCTGGCGACGCGCTGTGTATCGTAAATCTTGGGGATCATCTCGATCATAATACGACCAGCATGACGCAATGACCGCGCTAGATTGTCGCTAAAGTGAAAGTTACCCGTTGAAGATTGACGTTGCTGCGAGAGAATGGCTTTACCGGATTGATTGCTTTCATGGTTACCCATCGCCGCATCAAACATACCCATTGTTGCTTTGATGTCTAGCTCGGCTCTGTTCATCGCAGATTCAAAGCCTGGGTTTGTTCCGGGGGGTTGTTCTCTGCGTGGTGGACCTAAGATATTACCAAGCAATGAAACAGGGTTATAAGTTAAGACTGACTGGTTGATTCTATTCGCGTTTTGCCATTCTTGTTCGTAGCCATCGAGCTGACCTTCTGCTGCGATGTAAGGTGCGCGTGGAGCAAGCGCAAGTAGTTCCGCGTTAGCCGATTGAAAGAAATTATAGAGCTTGGCAGGGTCTTTGGCATGTCGTGTCAGTCCGTGCAAGTGTCTGCGTCCTTCTATCCAGACTTCAGAGCCATAAACAGGAATGACGGGGATAAACGAGGTCGGTAGTTCTGTTTTATCAAGAATCTGATCGCCTGCCAGTTTGTACCACTTGCAAATCTTGGTTTCTGATTGGCGTTCTTTCTCAATCATGTGGTGATATTCTTCGGGGATTTCATCCTTCCATGCCGCCGATCCGTCTTGAAGCAATGCTAATGTTCTTGGCTTGGTGTCAATCACAAAGTATTCGGCAATCCTGACCGCCTCGGTTGAATACCAGCCGACTGAATCGCCGCTACCGTTAGCATCCCAGCTAGTGACATCCACATCAGGATAGCTTGCTTCAAAGTCATCGCGCGTCCACTCCTCAACGACAAACGCCCACTTAGCATCGCTACCGTCACACTCGGTTGATTCTGGGTCAAAATAGACCTTGAAAGGGTCAACACACGGCTTGATGACAATATCTTGGTCAAAGCTTTCAGGGTCACAATAGTCAGTGACTATACGAAAATAACCTAGACCGCTATCAACTTGCCATTCTGCTGCTATATCGTAAACGGTATCAGCACCGCTGACATCTTGGATATGTCGAAGCAAACCTTGCAACACTTCCGCTGTATCAACATCGGCATTATCATCAACCGGACGACATTGGATTGACGGACGATTCTGACGGATCTCGTTAATAACTTGATTGCGAAATTGAAACAGCCGGTTAATGGTCAGCATCGGACGTTCTGCACCTGGGCGTTCACGATCACGTTTGACTGACTCAGGCCATTGCTCACCTAAGCGTACAAACTTGATGTCGTCGAGCCGTTCTTTACGCCCTTTGCTTTCCGAATCAGACGCCATTGCAAAGCGTTTATGAGCCGTTGCAATGAACTTATCCGGTGCTTTCTCTTTCTTCTTAGCCATTATGTCTCCCGACATTACATCCAACTGCCTGATGGTACGTTAACCGCTTGCCGATCTCTGGGCTTGATTACATGCCTGATGCCTTCGCACGCATAACGCAGAGCATCAATGACATGATTATTCTTATCTTCTAAAATCGGTAGAATCTGCCCGGTCAACGGGTCAGTTTTGTAACTGTACATTGTCAATTCTTTGATCGTCTCAACGCACCTTGGATGCACGACAATATCAAACGACTTTAGAAACTCAACACCATCATCCACCGAGCCTGCGCCTTTTTTTGCGTAAGTAATCTTAGGATAACCATGTTTCTGTAAATGACTGATGGTTTCCGGTCTTGCTGAGTCCGCAGTAATAAACCACTTGTCCGACTCTGGCACACGTCGCAGTAAATCGGGTGTGTTGATAATCTCACAGCCAACCATGACGGCTTCGTGGTCAATGTACAGCAAGTTACCGTCCGCACTACAGCGCACAAATGCTGTCGGATCAACCGCAAACCCAAAGTCTAAGCCAAGTCTGAATATCGTTCCGGCTGGGCGTTCAAAATCTTGCACCTTCCAGTTACGAAATACTCGCGCTTCTGAGTTACGCTGATATTCCCCTAACCAGACATGAGCGTATTTATCAGGATCACGCTTCTTGTCGTATTCCATTTCATCGCGCAAGACGTCCGGCAACCAAGGGTTATCCATATAGTTAGCTTGCACAACAATCGCGTCAGGTGGTGGTGTCTCACCTCGCAACAACACATCAATCGGGTCGCTGTCTTTACTTGGGTTCCAGCTAAACCACAGCTCGCTGTCCGGCTTTCTGATCGTCGGCCTCAGTAGATCAAGGCTTCGTTGCGATAACGACTGCGCTTCTTCTACCCAAGCAATATCAAAGCCTTCTAAAGACTTGATTGAATCGCTGGTGTGGTTTTGCATACCTTGAAAGATTATGCGGCCACCGTTTTTAGCCTTAATGACAGACTCTTGCACTTCAAATAGCGGACTTACACCCAACGCTTCGATCTTGATCTCTAACAGCTTCTTAACTGACTGTGACAAAGACTTTTGAATCTCACGCACACAGACCGCATTAATCGGGTTAAGCAAACATGCCTCGATCAACAACTCAGCCATAAAGTGACTCTTGCCACTACCACGACCACCATGCGCGCCTTTGTAGCGACTGGGTTGTAGTAACGGCTTGAACACTCGTGGTGTGTCAATGTTAAGTTGGGTCAATGATTGTCCTGGTGATTGCCTTAACGATTAACTCACCGCTGACATTGGCATCAACATCAACTTGTTTCGGTAGTATCTTCCCGACCAGCGTCATGAAGGCGTTCGGGTTCTCTATCGACTGTGCAACAAAATAAGACTGACCTCCGACTTCATCCAGCGCGCCAAGAATCATGTCCTTAATCTCTTGCGTGGTCTTATTCGGTACGCCTTTCTTGCGCCCTCTACCTCTATTTCCCGTAGATTCGCCTATTTTATTCATATCTAAACACTACTTATAGTATTTTCATGATTCAATTATACCATATCTTGTGTTTTTGCAACATTATCGTTGATGTTCTGGCACATGACTATCACTGGGCAACTTTGCCCCACAGTCATAGCACCATTTTTGTTTAAAGCTATGTAAAATCATGCAGTATTCATGTTTACATTGCTTTTTTAAATGTGCTGGTAGATTAAATAGATTGATTGGTTGCAAATCCAGCATGGGCCAGTTAATCATCGGTAAGCGTTCTGTATTTCTCTGTCTAAATACCAGCGTGCTTTTTCCAAGTCATCAAGTCGCTTATCTTTATGATCTGCCCGGCTAATGTACTTGACGACATTGCCCAGGTTAAAGCCCAGCGCTTTCGCTTCAATAAAGTCTATGGTTTCAATGCCACCCTGTGTGTAATGCTTGGGGTTGTTAATGATATCTATCATTTACTTTCTCATGTTTTGGCGGAGATCCGACATTTGACGCTCTAACTCGATCATCTTCTTTTCATCTTCTGAAATTGAATTTTTATCTTTTAACTGTTCCTCAAACTCTATGTAAGCCAGTTCTGCTGTTGTCTTAAGATTTGATACTTTTGTTGTAATATCTGAAATTAGGGCAAGCAAATCATTAAAAATATCGTTTGTTTTTTCTTCTTTTTTAACTTGCATAGTATCCCCATAAATTTCTTTTGAACGACAGAATAGACCGCGTTTTGTTTCTACAATTAAGCCATTAGATACCATTGTATTTAGCCCTATCTGTACAATGTTGGTTGTTAAGTTAACGCCCGTAGACCTGGTTATTTCCCTGCCAATTTGCTGAATATTCCAAGGCTCAGACTTTGGCACGACGTCATAAACCTTTTTATAATTGGGTGCTAAATCCATGTAAATCTCTTTAAATTTATTGGGCATTTTATTTATTTCCTTTTTTCTGTAATAACTCTTCAAAGCTAATTCATTTTTTCTTTTTCTTACCGCTGGAATTTCTTTTCTTTCTTTATTATATTTATGTAAGCAACTCTTGCATGATGATTCCCATGAGATTCTGCCGTTAATAACTCTTGAATAAAAATATTCTAATAACTTCACCTCTCCGCATTTATTACATTTCTTTTCATCCACGAGTTTTCCTCCACAGGTCAAATAAGATTGCCGGTGATGCAATGATTAACACGACTGTCAGCAATGCCCGGATAATAATCATCTCGATAAAGCGTTTCATCAAGGCCACCGATTCATCTGATACATGACAAACATAAAAATTATCACTGACAAATAAAACGGGATGGAAAATAATTCAGTCATTTCAATAAACTCCGATCTCGTATTCCTGTTTCAGCTAAATGCTTTCGGTACAGTTCACGCTTCTTTGCCATTTGCTTGTTGGTTGGCTTATAGACTTTGTAGTTTTTTATATACCAAGCTCTTTGGTACGCCTTAATGTCATCGGTTTTTTTAGCCATTAAACAATCTCTCTAATTTGCACCAGCATTTTCCCGCCTGGTATTTTTTCGCATCGAGTCACGCTTAACTGATCGACTTGTTCATCATCCAGCCATACCCCTGCGTGTGTTAACGCATCCAAGCAACTCTTAATACGATTATCAATGTCATACTTCCTCAGCGTAGGCGCATACAAAGCAATATCGACCATTACCCGACCTGTTAGCGTGTTTAAGCCGATTTCTTTAATTAGCCTATTAACGGCCTGCTTAAACTCTGTTCCTTCCTTGCTGATATAAATTTGCGCCCTTCTTCCTATTACTCGATGCTTCCAGTAGTGGTTGATTGATGGCGGCCAAGGTAGGGTTAATGTTGTTATGTTCATAATTTTGAATTGACATGAATTGACATGAATTGGCAGACTTTTAATGTCAATTTAACCTGTTGATTAATATAATAAATACACCTATATATATTGAATTGACAAATATATAGCGATACATACCTACCTTGTAATACATTAGGGTATGTATCGGAAGCCTTGCCAATTTGCCAATTCACCTGTTTTCTTTTTAAAATCATCATGTTAAATTGACATTTTTAATTGTCAATTCATGTCAATTCATCATTTAATTGACTATTTATAGCCTTAAAGACGTTTCTTGGCTTACCTGGCTTCCCTTCACGAGTATTCACCAAAGCGATTAATTCAGCTTTTAGTAGTGACTGGATGACGTCGCCAAGATCTTTTTCTTTAAACTTGGTAAACGGTGCAACCCGATTCATGTCACGTTCTGAATAACCCGCTTTCTTACTTCTAATGGCTGCCAAAACATCATGCTTGGCTTGTTGAAATTCTGATCCAACAATGTTCTCCTTAACATCAGTCACAACAGCCAAAGATAACTTATCCATATAACGCACAGCAGTAGTGGCGTGGTCTTCTTCAATGGTGGTAGCAAAAGGATTAACAGCCAAAGCAACCGCTAAGGACACCCGGCCCGCAAACTCGCCATAACGACCCACGCAACCTTCTAAGCCTTCTGCTTCCAGTTCGTTCATCAAGGCCACCATCTTTTCAGCAAAAGCAGTCAGTCTGTTTTCAGCACCTTCTGTTTCATCAATGACAATCACTTCCCCGGTTACTTCGGGAGAGTTTAAAGAGCAAGAGGCAGGATCATGTTCCATTGCTCGATCATTAATGGCTTTTGACCAGTTGATGATTGAAAGCGGTACAGATAAAGGCCGTGTTTTTTTAGGTGCAATACGGGGAAGATTGCTTTTACAAGTAATAAAGCGACCAAAGAAACCATCCTTAATCATCTCAACGGTCAGGTTGGAATAAAACGTGGATGGTGTTGTCATTGATTGAATGGTAATGGCGGGGTTTTTAATGGTTAACGAACCCTCAGTATTTTTTGAAGATCCCAGTGTTGAATAATTCTTTGAGCGGATATCACCACCTAAACGACCAATACACTCCATTAACGTCGTATTGGCTGACTTACCAATAAAATTACTTTTACTGTTTGAGGCTTCCAAATACATACCCAACTCATCAATCACTGAGATGTGCACTGGCTTAGTGTTTAACGTCGATAACACAGCACCGGCTGATGTGTAACCATCACCGGCTAAAAGCTTTTCCATATCACAGGCTTTCAGCACATCCTCAGTAACCCGTTTAATATGTTCTTTACCACAGGCTGTCGGTGCAATGTTTAAAAAGTACAAGGAGGCATAATCATCAAAGACGGTTTTAAAGCGACGACCCAACATGACTGACACAATGCCAAGCGCTGTTTGAGCTGCAAAGGCCGGTTGTGGAATCTTAGCGGTTGCATTGTAATAGTCTTGAATCTCACCTAATACACCAGGGAGCCGTTCGACTTCACTGTAAATGGGTGCATCTGGTTTGATGTACAGTAATTCAGGTGACCAAGTGATTTGACTAATCACCGGCTTATTAACCCAACCGGCCTCCATTGCCATTTTAAAAATGGTTGCTTTGGTAATACCGGATAGGCCTTTACGCTTAAAACTGTTCCAGACTTTGAGCTGGTCTTTGTAATCGTATTTATCAGAGCGTTGTGACCAATCGCACCACAAATCAAAACCAGCACCACCGCCTAAATCATTCTGTAGAGCCATTCCGACTTGATACCAAATATCACGATCAGACGCATCAATAAAAAATAAAGCGGCTTCCAGCTCGATTAATTCACCATCCGATAAAGGAATGGCAGGACTGACGGCATCATCAGCTAAGACCATCTTAGTGCGCGCTAAATCGCGCAACCAATCCGGTAATGGAGATGCAATCGCACCATTTAAAGGATCACTAGATGCTTCCCATGTATACGAGCCACCACTAAAATGATTAGAGGGTTCAAGGACAATATAACCATTTGCCTTAACATCAATGCCTTTACCCAATTTACCAGGTAAGGTTTGATTAGCCGGTAATTGAAAGATTCGATGCTCACCACCACCTCCGGTATATTGCAAAACATCTGATAATAAAGGTCCGTGTTCGGCTTCTATCGTTTCAATGGTATACATGCCACCATTACGAGGATCTATATCAATGGCACATAAATTGGATGAAGCTAAATGAGCCGCTATATTGGCTTCTGGATAACTACCCCACCACTTCTTAATCAGTGCGCGGTCAGTGGTTGCATTGTCTTGTCCTTTAGGCGCTAACTTATGCAGAGGATGCTTGCCTGAATTACTGCAATCTAATTCACCGCACGCACATTGACCATCTGCCTTGACATTCCAAAGTGGGAAAATATGCCAGCCTAAAGCCGCATAACGCAACGCATAGCCCAGCCTTGATTCAAGATCAATGGTTGGCTCTGCATTACTTACGACTAGCTCTATTTGTGCTGACATATTGTTTTAAGTTTGTTTTCTGGCATAATCATTCTCGTAGTGTTAAGAAAAGCCTCGAAATCTTTGGTCGGATGCGAGGCTTTTTTTTGTTTAAAATTCGCTAGACTATATTTTATTAATTACTACATTAAATCTTCATGGCGTTCCCTAGTATCTGAACACCTTTGTTTTCTGAGAAAATTATCACCAAGCTGGAGCAGTGCTAGACGTAAGGTCGCAGACTTGGATAACCCCATCTGCCCAGCTAATTCACGCAACATATAAAATTCGGCAGAGTTGAGTAACGTTTCTTCTTTAAAGTCTCGTGCCATTTATTTACCAAATATGTCGGGGCGGATTTCTTCGCGGGGTATGCCGGTTAGTTTTGATATTTCACTCGCTCTTTTAGGAGGTATCTTTGCTTTTCCTCCAAGCCACTCAGATACAACTGGCTGGCTGACACCAATAGCGCAACTAAGATCAGTTTGATTCTTGAAGTGAGTGCTTATTCTTTCTAAAACGTCCATCTAATTTCCGAGGCGTAAAATGTTAAATTCGATTATAGGCTATTCCTATAAAAAATCAATAGGTGATTTCTGTTTTGAAAATATAGAAAATGACTATATGAATACAAACATGAAATATCCTGATTTTGCTAGACGCCTAAGCCAGGCATGGAAGGAATGTGAAGAAGCGCCTGAAAAGCAAACACCACTTGCTAAATGGCTTGGCTTCTCACAACCAACTGTTAATGATTGGCTAAATGGTAAGGGCTTGCCGTCGCTTGATACAGCAATAAGACTGGCTATAAAGTTTAATGTTTGTGCTGAATGGCTAGTGACAGGGCGTGGACCAAAATATCCTGGTGAAGAAGTAAGCCTACAACACTATATAAACGTCGCTGACTTAACTGATGATCAGCGTGCATTAATTAATCAAATGGTGGCGCAATTTACACCCAAAATAACTGAAAATAACCCAAATAAAACCTTGACAACCCCAATTGAAAATGTGGGGGGGGGGGGGGTAAACCTGCCAGTCCAACAGCCGCAAGCCCACGATAGACGCGTAAGCGACCATGACAGCCGGTTAATGCTAAAAGAAATGGCTATCGAGCAGGAACGCTGTGTAATGGAACGTCATCAAGAGGCTTTAATGATTAATGAGCGCTACATTGGTTTGATAAAAGAGAGCTGTAAAAATAATGCCTGCTACTGCGAGCCTCCATGCAAAGATGCCAACGATCACTCACGGACGATGAGTTTTAAGAGTCTTTTAAGCAGTGCGCAGAATGATAGAAATAAAGAGAGTTGATGGCAGGATTGGCGTTATACTATATATACAAGAGCTGATTAACAGCCGTAGTCGGGGAAAATATGAAACATAATTTTGTTAAGAATTTGATAGATGGAGCCAAGTCTGTTTTAGTTATTTTTTATAGCGATGACTATCAGTACCCAGATAAAAAAGGATTTTCAAAAGATATTGGAAAAATATCAGGCGATTTCAAAACCCTTGGCAGGGATATGAGGCGATCTATTAATAAATATCATGGGTAGATCAACCACCGCCAAAGTTAGCCGAAGAAATGGCGACTTAACTCTACAACAACATGATTCAGATAGTCCTATCCTTCCAGTTGCCCAGCTTGAACAGCTTAGTATTTTTAAGCCAGACGCAGTTGATTGGGTAATTCAACAAACACAAATAGAAGCAGAGTACCGAAGAAAAGAAACATTAAGGCTAAACTCTTTTGTTTTAATTGAAAGAATAATAGGCCAAGTATGCGCTTTAATTATCGGGATTACTGGTATTATCAGCGGTTCTTATGTAGCCTTAAATGGACAGCCTGGCGCTGGTGGAACAATAGCAACAGTAGCATTAACTGGATTGGCAGTAGTTTTTTTAACAGGCAGGACAAAAAAATAATATAATTAATATGTCCCCGCTCTGCTCAGGTATCGGGCTTAAGTCCTCTTTTGAGGCCGTCATACATAGGAGATTGCAATCCGGTATGATGTCAAATTGAGGCCTTGTATATTAATTTATGCGAGGCCTTTTGCTTTTGTACCACCCAAATCGCCCACCAAACCGCTTAACTGCGGTTTTTTTGTGCCTGTCGAAAAATAAATAACACGCTTAATCAAACACATAGGGTGTTGCGTGGGCTTTTGTTTGAAAATATAGGAATTGCCTATTGATTAATTATAGGTAAAGCCTATAATATCCCTCAACACAGCAACAAACGGAAGATTCCCGTCGAAGAATCGCAGGACGTCGATGAGACACAGACCCTAGCAGCACAGCTCTTTTTTTTATAAGACTAAGCATTTTCAGGTTATCGGGGGCTGCCTGATCGTGTTTAGTCTTATAACCTTGAAGGGTTATCTCCTCGCCATCTGGCACATTGAAACCCTCACTTCGGTGGGGGACTTTTTGGAGACTTATTACAACTATCTACTCACTCTTAGCTTAGAGACGCGCACTGGCGGAGTAGATAGCTTTAATAAAACGCAGTAAACAATAATAATATTTGGAGAAAACAATGAACACAAAATTATCAAAACTTATCACCATCGCCATCGTTTTTATCTTAGGTGCGACTGTCGATCATGTCTACAGCTCAGAAGCTTACACCAAGCTGTTTATCACTCGTAGCGGCACATTTGTCATTAAGAACAACCGAATCTATGAATTGGCTGAAATCGAGTCAACATATACACCTATCGACAAGGGGTTAATGAAATGAGAAATCTAATCATGAAAGATCAAGCTAAACGCCAACGTGAACTTGATGAACACGACATGCACTGGCAGGAAGAAGAAGCCAGGATTACACGCGGAAAGATTGCTTTCGCCTGTCTGCTAACGATGGTGTTAATCGCGTTGTTAGCGGTTTATGTGCCGGTTGAAGCGGCTACTTCTTGGCAGTCAGTTTCGGATCAATCGCTAGTTGATATGTGGGGTGGGGAATGAACTTAGATGTAATCTTAGATGGCATCGCCTTTAATGTCGATTTCGACTACCAACCGAAAGAAATGGAAACGATGTATCAGCCAGGCTGCAATGAATCAATAGACGTCACTGGCGTATCAATGCAAGGCATTGAAGTAGGGGAAATTATCAACCCTTACTGGATAGATAGAATTTCTGAAAACTTAATGGAGATGTGCTAATGAGATTCGACGTTGATATGACCGTTAACGGCATGATTCTTTCGATAACAAACATCTTTGCATCATCAAAAGAAGATGCGATTGAGAAAGCTAAAAAAGACGCTTTGCATATGGGTTATGCAATTACTACAAAAATTAAAGTGAGGAAGAAACGTGAACACCACGATCAAGTTACTTGTTAAACGGGTTAGATACCTTGAGGGCGTGATTGATTGCCAAAAAGGTATTTATCCACAGCGTACTACTCGTTATTACTTAGCGGGATATTCCGAGCAATACGCAAAAGATCAGATTTTAAACGAATTAACTGAACCAGCATTCTAAAACGAAAGCGAAGAAAAAACAATTCTAAGGAGTTAAGCATGTCATTTACCTTTCAAAAAGCAGAACGAAAAAAATCAAGGTTACGCCTTGGACTGACCGGCCCAAGTGGTAGCGGTAAGACCTACGGAGCCTTACAAATAGCCAGCGGTATTGGTGGCAAGATTGCTGTTATTGATACCGAAAAAGGCTCAGCTTCATTATATTCCACAATGGCTGAATTTGATGTATTAGAACTGTCAGCACCCTATACGCCGGAACGCTTCATAGAAGCCATTAACGCGGCTGAAAATGCGGGTTATGACATTCTGATTATAGATTCAATCACCCATGAATGGAATGGCTCTGGTGGCTGTCTTGAATTAAACGACCAGATCGCCCAGTCAAAATATCGCGGTAATACCTGGAGCGCTTGGAACGAAACCACCACACGGCATCGCGCGTTTTTAGACCGCATGATGCAATCAAAGATGCACGTTATTGTAACTGTTCGCAGTAAAACCGAAACGGCCCAGCAAGAAAGTATTACCGGTAAAAAGTCGGTGGTTAAGTTAGGCATGAAGGCTGAACAACGCGACGGGGTTGAGTATGAATTAACTACTGTTCTTGACATCATCCACGATGGACATTATGCGGTTGCCAGTAAAGACCGGACCGGCTTGTTTGTAGACAAAGACCCGAAAGCGATTAGCGTAGAAACCGGCAAGTTATTACTGGCTTGGTTAGATAGTGGTATCGAACCAGAAAAAGAAGAAGTAGAAGCAACGCCCGACTTTTTATCTATGTTGCAAGCGTGTACATCAATGCTTGAATTAGGTACTTGTTGGCAATTAATCCCCAATGAATTGAAAAAAACCTACGAACAAACCAAAAACGAACAAAAACAACTTTTAACAACTAAGGAAACTATCTAATGGCTAATTTATCAGCACTATTCGGCAACAAAGCATTTAACCCGATGGACGTGGAAGAACTGGAAGTCGGTTTTGAACCCGTACCCAAAGGCATTTACTCGATCATCATCACTGACTCTGAGTTAGCGCCCAACAAAGCAGGAACGGGAACCAACTTAACCTTAAAGTTGATTATTCAAGACGGTAAAGCAAAAGGCCGTACCCTGTTTGACAATCTTTGTGTTGTCCATAAAAACGAGATTGCCCAACGTATTGCCCAAACTCGTATGAAACAGATCTGCACCGCGTTGCATATTGGGGAAGTTAAAGACACTTCACAATTTCACGACAAACTGATGAAGGTTAGCGTTGATGTTGAGTTAGACGAGTACGGTACGAATAAACGTAATGATGGTGTCAAAGTCTATCGAAATGCCATTAAAGCCTATGAAGGCTCTGCTAATAAGCAAGCTTTAGCGGCTGTGGGTATTGAAGAACTAGAAGAAGATATGCCTTTCTGATGGACCAAGAGCGACGAATATTTTTAGCTGTTCAAACGTATGTTGACGGACGTAAGGTTATCAGGCGTTATTCGCCTGATAGTCCACTTGAGAATAAGCATTTTCAAGAGCAAACCAACGAAGCAAAAGAATGGTTAAGAAAAGCGGATTGGCCTCTATGGACAGATAGATTTTATATACCCGATAGCGAACCTTTTGAGATTGATTATGTATCAACTTAGAGATTATCAGCAACCAGAACCCATCTGGGATTATTTCAGAGCAAGAAAACAGGATAATTCAACCTGTAATCCTTTGGTTGTACTACCCACAGGAGCCGGTAAAAGCTTGGTTATTTCTGCTTTGGTTAAGGACATGATTGAGCGCTTCGGTGGACGTCGTGTTCTTATCCTGGCACACCAAAAAGAATTGTTAACGCAAAACTTTGAGAAGCTTAAATCAACCTATCCTGAATGTGATCCGGGTATTTATTCCGCTTCCCTGGGAAAGAAGCAAACCAATAATAAGGTGTTGTTTTGTGGCATCCAGTCGGTCCATAACAAAGCGCATAAATTAGGTGATTTCTCACTCATCATTATTGATGAATGTCATTTGATACCTAAAAGCGGTGTTGGCATGTATCGAGGGTTTATTAATGAAATGAATAGACTCTGCGGAAAAGTGCCGGTAATTGGTTTAACCGCCACACCTTACCGCTTGGACAGTGGTTATCTACATAAAGGAGATGGCGCGTTGTTTACCGGCATTGCTCACGAAGTCAGTATTAATGACTTATTGGCACAAGGTTATTTATCACCGTTAACGACCAAGAAAGTCAGTTTTATTATTGATACCAGCTCTGTTAAAAAACGTGGTGGTGAATTTATCGACAGTGAATTGATGGCGGTGGTAGATCCGTTAACGGAAAGCGCTTTATTAGATGCACTACCCAAAATAGGCACACGAAAAACAGGCTTGGTGTTTTGCATCACGGTAGAACACGCCAACCATGTCAGCGCTTATCTTAATGAGCTTGGAATTAGTTGTGCGGTGATATCAGGCCAGACCAAGCGAGCTGAACGTGATTTTTTACTGGATGCGTTAAAGAAAGGTGAGATTCGTTGTTTGGCTAATGTGAATTGCTTAACGACAGGGGTTGACGTTCCCAACATTGATTTTTTAATCATGTTAAGGCCGACGCAATCACCTGGGCTTTATGTGCAAATGGGCGGACGTGGTATGCGTTTAGCTGAGTCAAAGTTTGATTGCTTGGTGTTGGATTATGCAGGGAATATAAACCGGCATGGACCGATTGATGCCATTACCGTTAGAGAGAAAAAAACTAAAGGTGATGACGGAGAAGCGCCCGTTAAATCTTGCCCTGAATGTGAAAGCATTGTTCATGCTGCCCGTCGTGAATGTCCTGATTGTGGTTATGAGTTTCCACCACCAGCGTTCAAAGTGGAAAAGACAGCCAGTCGGGAGGCTATCTTAACCCAAGATTATGAACCAGAGTGGCGAGCAATTAGCCGGGTAACTTATGCCAGAAATGCAGGCAGAGACGGCAAGCTTGACACCATGCGTGTTGATTATTGGGATGATGAAGGCTTGTTTCCTATTCGGGTTGCCAGTGAGTTTGTGTGTGTGTTTCATCCAATGGGGTTTCCAAGAGAGATGGCTATTAGGTGGCTTAAGAAAAGAAGAATAGCAGGAAGATACGAAGAAAATATATTTTGCAATGTTCCTGGGCTTTTGGGTGAGATATATGAAGAAGAACCATTAAGAACAGAAATTATTGAGAGTTGTAGGCAATATTGCACTCCAAGCCGCCTACTCTTAGACACGCGCGGTAAGTTTGCCAAGATACTAGATTATGATTTTAGACAGTTAGAGGAAGCAGCATGACACCCATTGATTATGTAAAGCGCTTTACGGCTGTATGTAATCAATACAGTCATCAACCATCAATTGTATGGGCGCATTGTGGTGAAGAAGAACACCAGGTGCTTTGTGATAATGAGGGTGAAGAATGGGATTGGTTTGAGATATGCCTAACCTTATGGCAACGACCAACAATGGTATGGGATCAGGTTAATACTGCTTTACCGGCTATTAGTTGTGAGAGTTGTTGCCACTATACAAAAGAACCGGATTGGTGCGGTAAGCATGAAAAAAGCATACCCGCCACTTTTGATAAAAATAATGCCTGTAAAGGATGGAATTTATGAATACATCGCTCTATGAACTGACGACCAGTTACATGCAAGCACTGGATTTTTTAACAGATCCAGAAAACGAAATAGATCAACAAACCGCTATTGATACGATTGAAAGCCTTGACGGAACAATTGACGACAAGATGCTGAACTTAGGGCGCTTCATCACTAGCATTGAAGCCCAAGCAGATGCTATCGAAGCCGTTGAAAAACGTCAACGAGCTAGACGTCAATATCTAGTTAAAAAAGCTGTTTGGTTGCGTGACTATTTAAACGATGCCATGACGACCACAGGCAAAGATAAAGTCTCAGCTAACGATATTGTTATCAAGCTCGCTAAGCTACCAATATCAGTGCAGGTTGATGATGAATCTATGATTCCTGATGAGTTTTGGCGCATAGAAAGAAGCATAGATAAGATATTAATCAAGGCTGCTGGTGGCTGTGCCGGTGTCCGTATCGAAAGCGCAGGCTTTAGGGTGGCGATAAGATGATGGATCATCTAATTACACGCAGAGAGATAGCGCAACTGCTAGGCATATCAATTGCCCATGTCGGTGTAATGGATGACAGGGGGTTACTCCCCTGCGGTTCATCTGATTATGTTGATCCTAAAGAAATGTGCCGGGGTAAGCCATCAAAGTTTTATGACCGAGAAATCATGTTGGACTGGATTGAACGACGTAAAGCAGCAAAGTATAAAGTTACTTCTGAAAAGCCTGGAATTAGTTTTAAGCAAGTCTTTTCAGGCCAGTTTGAGCGTAGAGAATTGAAGAACCGATGGGGATTGAAGAAACTGTGTGCTAAGCATAGCAACGCGAAAACCGTCACTGTTCAAGTTATAGGGGAATGGTAGTGAATAATTTAAGCAAACTAAATGATGTGTTATTCGATCAGCTTTTAAGATTGACGGATGACAGCATCAGTGATGATTTTTTAGCAGAAGAAATCAACCGAAGCAAGGCGGTGTCAAGCATTGCCCGTGACATTATCGCTAACTCAAAATTAGCGCTTGATGTGGTTACCGTGCAGAAAAACATGGGCAATGTAAAAGACTTGCCAAGGATGCTGGAAAATGGCGTCTCAT